ATATTTAGAACGTTCTGTTCTAAACTTATAATCTTTAAATTCAGGCAATTTAGCTAAAGCATTAACTAAAGTTGTTTTACCTACACTCATTGTACCACAAAAACCTATTTTCATATTTAACTTATTTATTTCCAAAAATACATAAAACTTTGTGACCATCCAAGATGAACAAAGTGATTATTATACCCTTTAGATTCTATTGATTTAATAAATTTTATCCTATTTTTATTTCTTTCATCATCTTCAATTTCTGTATTTTCATGATATTCTACAAAAATTTTATCAATTTTATCATATATGGCTTTTGAAATTTGGGGCATAATTTTAATTTCATGTCCTTCAATATCAACTTTCATATAATCTATATGTGAGATTTTGTTTGAATAAAAAAAGTTTTCTAAAGTAATACAAGGGCGGGAAACTTCTTCCCACCAATTAGGCCATTTAGGGATATTTATTTCTCCATCATAATCAGAAATTGCTAAATTAAAATTTTCCCATTTATCTGATTTATTCATTTCTAAAGCTTCATATACCCCAGGATCAGGTTCAATACAATATAACTTAGATGCACCTGATAATTCTGCTCTTAATGCTGACATCCCAACATTTGCACCTAAATCTAAATATACATCTCCTGGTTGGATTCCAGGGCCATGTTGATTTAATTCATCATTAATTAAATTTCCGTAGGCCATAGCTCCTTCCCACCCATATTTATTTTCTAATTCATTTATAGAGGGGGATGATGATATATCCCAAGTAGATATATCAATTAATTGCTTATTTTTTGTATAAAATTGTTTTCCGTTTCTTTCCATATTTAAATTGTATATCTTTCATTTCCAAGCATTATTTTTAAAACATTTTCGGGAATTGCTGAGTTTACATAAGGGTCTAGTTTGGCTACTGCTTGGGTAACATCATATGCTATAATTGGAACAGTTTTAACAGTACCATTATCTACATACTTACATTCATATAATAAATTATTTTTAATTTTAGATAAACCCAATAATTTAATTTCTAATATAGCCGTAGACCTATTTATTTCAATTAAAGAAGATACTAATTCTTGATCTTCTTTTTTATATTTTCTTCTTATCATAATTAAAAGGGTAAATTTTTTGGATCTAATTGTGAAGACCCCATTCCTATTCTATAACTGTCACTATCAAAGTGTTGTGTTGATACCTCAAATATACAACTTCCTTCTTCAAGAGCCAACATTTGGTGGGGTTGTCCTGGTATTAAATGTATACAGTCTCCTTCTGTTACTTCAACTGATTTATATTCAGCATCTTCAGTGTCAATGTATTTATATAAAAATTTTCCTTTAGAAATGTACCAAGCTTCATCTTTTAATAGATGGTAATGCATTGAAAATGATTTATCTTTTTTAAATACTAGTAATTTACCACAATAAAGTTCATTATTGATAATCCATAATTCATGACCCCATGCCTTTTTATGGATTTCTCCTTTATAGGGCATTGCTTGTAGTGTGTGTTCTCTCATTAGAATCTATTTGTTTTAGGTCCAGATTGTTTATACCAGGGTAGACCTTCTCTTTCTTTCATTATTTCTTTAAATTCTTCTTCTGTATATTCAATCCCACTTAAAAAATATTTCTTTTTCCATTCTGAATTTTTTGATAAAGGGACAACAGCAGGTGCATCATACCTATGGTGTTTAAAATGTTCTTCACCTTCCATTCTAATTAAATAATGTCTAGCTCCTTGGTATTTAATAACTTTTTCTTCGTATAATTTATCACTCATAACTTTATTTATTTAATTTATTAGTATTTTCTTTAGGCATTGTTAATCCTCCTATAGTATGGATTTTATCATCTTCTTCTGACCATGGTCCTGGTTTATCAACCCATTCTAAAAAATCATTAATTTCTTTTTGATCGTTTAAAATTTGTTCTGCTACTAATGTACCTTGAGCACCTGATACTGTTATACCTCTTGCACTTAAAGCATCACCTACAAAATGTACATTAGGGTATGTAGTTAAACTTAAATCATTATAGTTAACTAATGGTTCAGGTGACAAATATTTTACTTCAGGTACATAAATACCCCAATCATCTTTAAGTGTTGGGAATACTTTTTTCATATCTTCAATAAAATCTTCTATGTAATCATAATAACCTTGAAATGCATCTTTAACTTGATCTAATGATTTAATAGGCATAGCATCAACTTTTATACCTTCACTTGTCATTCCTGCTTCACGAGTAGGTGAATAATATAAACCTGTATGAGTCTTACGAGCAAATCTACCTTGGCCTTTACTATTATCAAACCAAGTTTCATTTACAGCTTTAACTAATTCTCTTGACCAAGTAAAAGGTTCATCAATACCTTGAATTTCCATTAATATGCCAAAATTGGTCATATTGTTTCTATGTTCTTCTCCTTTTTTAGCGTGTCCATTGTAGCTAACATCCCCATACGTTTGCTCAACGGCAACATAAGCTGCGTTGTTGTTAGTACAGAATGAACGTAATGATACTCCTTTGTCTTCGAATTTACGATACAATTTGAAATCATAGCTTACATCAATAAGTTTTTGAAAGTGTTTTTGTGGTGCTTCAAATCGGACACCAATTTGTACTGGTTTTGGTTCAGTTGGTAGTTCATATTTTTCAGCTAATTGTTTACCAAAATCAATACCTGATTTACCTACACCAAATATTAGACGGTCATATTCAAATGTATGTGTTAGATCAGATTGTAGTACTATTACAGTTCCTGTTTGGTTTTCAAAATCAATTGAAGTTACCTTAGCTTCCCATTCAAATTTAACACCTTTAGATACTAGATAATCATACCAATTTTTTCCAATTTCGTGTAGGTAATCTGTACCAACGTGCCATACAGGGAATAAACGTAAACCAAAATAGGGTTTAATAAAATCTGGTTCTGCAACTGGATTTGAACATTGTACTTCCTCTGGTTTGGGGTGGAAACGTTTAAAATTATCTATCACCTGATCAAATAATTCCATTGCTTTTTCTTCCCCACAATATTTAGATAGTTGTCCTCCAATTGAAGTATGGTAAGTTAGTTTACCATCTGACCAACCTCCTGCTCCTAGGAAACCTGTCATTACCTCTTCATAGGGTCTTAGATAAGGATCTTTACCCATATCAATAATAGTAATTTTACCATTATAACCTTCATCTACTAGTTTAGTAGCAGCATTTACATTTGCTACCCCGGCTCCAACCATTACTATGTTTTTATTCATCTAGACTTAAATTTTATTTGTTATTAATATACGAAAAAAAAATGTGACCTCCAAATGGAGGCCACAGATCTCTAAATTTATTTTTATATAATCGCTCGGCTATGAATCGAGCTGTAAAGTTTTTAGGCTGAAAGATCTACAAACGTTGGGTCACCATCTTTCATTAAACCATACCCACATCCTAAAAGACAAGCTGCTACCTTTTCATCTGTATCAGATGTAGTTAAGTTACTATAACCCGATAAAACTCTAGGTCTGCCCCATACTGTAGAATTTTGAGTAGCTTTATCAAGTGCTGTTAGAAAGAATTCAGCTAAATTTCCTGTAGCAATGTTATAAATTGCTCTTGTACCATGGCTATCAGGTACAGTTTCACCTCTAAATTGATTTGTCGGACAACATAAATTGTAAATATCAGTAGAATTTACTTGGTTTCCAGGTCTTAAATTTTGGAGAGTACTTCCTACGTTAAAAAAACCACCGCCAACTGCATTAGAAAAATCCATATCCTCTAAACTTTTTGGAGGAGTACCTGAAGTAAAAATATCAACATCTAAAGCCCCAATACTATAAAACAGACCCCCAGGATAATTAGAATCAGAAATATTACGAGTAGTACCTCCTACATTAGCTAAAGGAAAAAACTGAAGGGCACTATTATTTTCAACGGCTATTGCTGTTGCTGCTGGAGGAAGACCATCTACTTGAGGACTTCCATTACCAGTCCAAGTGGTATTATTTGGGGTATCTATTGTCATACCCTCACCTTCAAGAACATTACCATTTGAATCAGTTTTAATAAATAATCTAAGTCCCGTCCCTGGACTGTTTGACCAATTTACTTCTGAGTTGGTGAATCCCGCAAAAAACATATGTTTACCTGCCATCTTATTTTATTTTATTTGTTTATTTTATTATAAATATATTATTCTTGATAATAATCATCTTCTTCTTCATCATAGTAATCATCATAATCTTCTTCTTCATCTTCAAATTCAGATTCAAAATCAAACATTTCTTTATCTAATTTTGTGTATTCATCTTCAGGAGTTGCTTCAACATGATCTATTACTTTTTCTAAAGCAAACTTTATTAATCTTTCATATCCATCTTCCGGGGCATCCGTTGCTTTATTAAATGTACTTGCTAAGGTTGATTGTAAGTCAAATGGAATTTGATTTGAATTAACTAAAAATGAATGAGCAGGACCTGCTGTTTCAGCACCATATCCTTTGTAAAAATAATCTCCATCATTGTACCATCTATAAACTAATCTGTTTATAGCTCTCATTAATTCACCTTCAACTGTTTTTGCAGCACCTGATCCTGGGACTAATTTATTAAATAATACGTTGTTTCTTTTTTCTAAAGTACCACCAACAAATTCTTTTAATAATTTACCCTCAGCTAAATATTTTGTTAAATCGAAATTATCCATTTTATTTTTATTTTATACAATAACCTAAACAAACTTGCTTAAAAGTTATATAATATATTATATTACAAATTAATTTTTTCATTTTTATATATTTTAAGTTTTAAACTTCCAGTGCCTTTGATTACTCTATGCCATTGGTGTCGAGGTATAAATATACGTTCCTGAAGTGAAGATGGCAAAGAATTATCAAGTTGTAAACTCCAATCTGTTTTTTCTACAATTTCAACTACTCTATCTTCATTATCTCGATGCCAGAGTAATTCTATAGGGTCAATGGATTCATTAAATTGTCTTAGAATGTAACTATCTGTAACCTCTAAGTCAATATAAGGTTTACCAGAATCCAGAGAAGCTTGATTTGAGTCCGAGTAATTTTGCATATCTAGGTAATCTACAGCTCCAATAACCAGCTTTTGTTCTGTCCTTTTTAGTTGAACATTTATGTCTTTTTGCAAATGCCGCACGGGCTTTGGAGTCATTTATTTTTGCTCTTAAACCACCAGATCCAAATCTAACGGTTTTTACTTTTTTAGTTTTAGGATCCTTAACGTATACTTTATAAGCTTTTCCACCTGATGATGAACGCATTGGTTTTCCTATAGGTCTATTGTCTTTTTTCTTAGCTTTTTTCTTTTTAGCTTCGTCTAAGCTACCGGCTTGTAATCTAACAAATCCATTATCTTTTAACCACTTAGCTGCTTCTTTAGCATTAGAAGCTTCTCCATCATAATCATCAGTTTGGAAATAATAACCCTCTGGTGTCTTATAAACATCTACCATACCATCTGGACCATCAAAAATTGCAATGTGGTTAGAAGAATTAAATGTTCCTTCATTCATAGACATATTATCTATTTCATCACGAACCCATTCTTTTTCATTATCACCTAATTGATCATAGTCCATTCCAAATTCCATATTTGCAATTTCATCATATATGTCCATTTGCTCATTTAGTTCAATAGGAAAGTCTAATGGTACTTTTTTACCTTCAAACATGCCAAAATGACCTAAATTAGTTTCTGTAAGTAAAGCTAAATCATCTTCATTAGTAAATTCTAAAATACCTCTACTATATAAAGATCTTGCTTCTGCAAATAAGTCAAAGTAAGCACGTGAGCCAGCACGATATAAATGCTCAGTAAGCGGTTTATCGTTGTCTATATGGTGTTTTAAACCTTCAGACAATATAGCACGTGGTGCTAAACTTTCATTTAACATTAACGTTGATTTTTTAGTATCACAAGTATTACATCCGCAGTTACACATATTATTTTATTTTAGAAAGCATAAGACCATCTTGGAAGACCATCTTTAAATGCTATTTTAATTTCTTTACCTAACTTATCTACTAAACTATCTGCTGATACTCTTTTATAATTTCCTGATATATCATTTAGAAAAAATATTTCTTCAAAACCTTCAAATTTTATATATAATTTGACAACTTCTTTAGCCATGTCTTGTTCAAATTTAAGCCAATTAAAATCACCGCCACTAACATAAGATTTTAAGTTAATATTTGAAAAATCAATACCCTGATAGTTTTTCTTAAATGCTGATTCTACTACTGATATAAAGTCTTCTATAGCCTCAGGTTGTTCTTCTTTAATTTGATCGAATATAATTCCAATTCTATTAAAAGGTCTTTTACCTTTAACTCTTAATGAAATGTCATTAGTAAGTTTATCATTTATTCCTTTTTCAATATCAGTATAAACAGTATCCATAGTATTTACACTAAATTCTGCTTTTTGCCCCATAGGAACAGCTCCTTTATTTTTTACCTCAACTTCTTTTCCTGCTGCTTCAATATCTCCTCCACTTGTAGCATCTTGTACGTCTGAAAGCATAACAGCTAAAAGTATTTCTCCTTTTCCTGTAGAAATTCTACCAATTGAAGGTTCTAATTTTAGGATAAATTCAATTAATTCATCTGATAAGAAATTAAATTTTTCTTTTAAATTACCCCCATCACCTAAATAGGAATAAGCTTTCATATTATCTAAATATTCAGCATATTTTGGTACATCTCCTGTAGATACCATTTTATTATAAATACTATCCGCTACTTTTGAAGGACCTTTACCTTTTGATGAAATATAATCAATAATTGATTTTTTAAATTTAATTCCTGATACTGATGATAATATTCTAGATAATTGTTCAGGTGTAAATTCTTCATCCTGAAGGACTTTAATAATTTCTTCTTTAGAAACAACCCCATCAGCTTCTTCTTCTTTAATAAGATTATTAACCATTTCAAATAATCTAGCTTTTTCTTCAGGATTATTTATATTAGGGTATCCTTTAGGAAATTTATATGATATTTTATTTAAATATTTTGTTATATTATCCATTTTCTTTTCTTTCTTGCCAATCATAAGATACACTATCTTTGGTAATAGGACCACCTTTAGCCCAAGTTCTACAAGTTCTAGCTGAATGACATTTAAAATTGTGCATCCAACAATAACCTAATCTACCGCTATCATCTGATACTTGACCAGGCATACATTCATCCATTCTTGGAGAAATATCAAAAGCAACACAATTACCACATAAAGATTTTTTTGCTGCTTCTAATGTTGTGTCCCAATATTCAGCTAATTCTTTCCAATAATCTCCTGGTTCATCTACATTTAATGGACCATATTTAATGTAATCGGCTTTAATTGAAGCGTCTCGATTTTTAGTATTTAACTTAAGATTTTGAGTAGCAGCAGGACAAGCCATTGCTGCTTCAAATAGCTTACCTTCAGTTAAATATTTTTTTAAATCAAATTTCATTATATATCTATGTCTACATTATCATCTACTTCAACATCAACATCTTCACTACTACCACCTCCAGAATCACTATCAACAGCGTCAGTATCAGCTTTTACACCATATCTTAAAATACGTGCAATAGCTTCAGTTGCTCTTTCTTCTTCTGGTAAGTTTAATAGGTAATATTTTTTTCCTTCTATTTGGGCAATCCAACTAGTTCTTGAATAAATTAAATAAAAATCTTGATCATTTTTTAAATTAATTCGAAATGTTGTTGGTTTTGGGGCAACCCAATCAATTGATGCTAAAAATGAATCAAATTCATGAGTTAATAAGTCAACAATAACAGCTTTTAACTCTGGAAATTTAGTTAATTCATCATATTCTATAGCAGCTTCTTCTGCTTGTTTCTTGTTACCAACAACAGTTGGGACAAGTAATCTTATCTTTTCCCTTAGTTCTGCTGATGTCATATTATTTTTGTTTTGCTGTTGGGCCTTTACCTCCGCCTTTTGCTTTATAAGATGCTACAGCACCCGCAATTGCTTTAGCTGCTTTAGCTGATTTGCCTTGTTTTTTAATTTTATTTACTAGTGTATTATATGATTCTTCAATATCCTCTTCATAATCTCCATCTGCTAATTCACCACTATCAAACGGATCGTTACTTCCGTCTCCATAGGCGAATTCTTCTAAACCAAATCCTATTTCAGCATCTTGAGCTGGGTTGTCTACAGTTTTATTTGAGATGTTATCTGAGTCAATCTCATCTCCCCCTGAACCAACAAATCTTTCAGGATCCATTCCTTGTTCTTCATCTATTTTGCCATCTTGATCTTCATCTTTAGCATCAATTTTTTTATCCCAAAATCCTTTAGGTAAACCTTCTTTTAATTCTTTAGCTAATTTTTCTGCTACTGTACTATATTTAGATGATTTATTTTCATTTACGGCTGCTGATGGGATATATTCTGCTTCTTTAATTTTTACAATTTTATATACTCCAGTTTCAAGATGATCTTCAATAGCATCATCAGCAAATTTTCCTCCTAAGAAAAATGATAGTAAATTTTCTAACCCTTTACTACCTGATTCTAAGAATTTTTCAAATTCTTCTTCATTATCCCATTCAAATTTATCATCTGGTGAAAATAATTTGTGAGGTTTTGTTTGCATATTAGATAATGAAAAAGGCATTCCACTACCTTCATGGCCCCCAAAATGTACTTCTGAGACAGAAACTACATCTGCTCTTGGAGTTTCATTATATTTAAAACGAATAGCATATCGTTTTTTATTATTACTATAATCTTCTAACAATATAGTTTTCATAGCAAAGTTTTTTCCATTAAAGGCACGGCGCCATTTATTATAGTTCATGTTTTCTTTTATTGGTTTTTTATTTTCTTCAAAAGCTCCTGAGGCGTATTCTCGTCCTACTGACGCATCACCTAATTCATTTGGTGTATATAATGATGCTTGAAATCCTGTGTCATCATCTGTACCTAACTGGTTTATATCTTCGTCTACTACGTCTGTAGCTACGTCAACTACGGCGTCAATTTTTGGCTCGTTAATTTCAAAGTCAAGATAATGTTTAGCCCCAACTAATGCATCTTTTGCTTTAAATACTTTACTTTGCCACCATGATGGAAAATCTACTTCTCCCATATCTTCAAATTGATCAACTATTTGATATAATTCCATAGCATATTTACCGATTCTATATAAATCAGCTTTAAGCATATGAGGTTCATTATCTTCATGACCTAAATCTAAATCCTCTGTTACTTTACTTTCATCTTTATCATCAGCTATATCTTTTAAAAAATTAAGTACTCTTCCAAATTTTTGATTTTTAGAATAATCTTTTTGTTCTTTATCTTGTATAGCATCAAATATCCCAAGCATTGCTTTTGCAAATCCTTGAGGATCTTTTATTTCATTAGCTAATTTTTGAATAATTGACATTGGTAATTCTACCTCATCAACTTTTTCTTTATCCATTGATTTTTCAATAGCAGCCCCTCTTTTTTCTTCATAATCTGATAGTTTACCATCTTTATTTAAATCTGCTCTTTTTGGGTTTTTTAAAGCATCTTTAATTAATTCAGTTAAATTAGGGTCTCTCATTTCTTTAGTTTGTTTTTTAGCCATATTAGTAGCACGTCCGTACATAACAGCTTCTGCATCCTTACCATATTTTTTAACAAGGTCACGTTTGTTACCTTTCATTTTCATAATAATATCTTCCCTTTTATTAAGTTCAGATTTGGAAAGTTTGCGTTCGTTAATCATTTTATTTTGATTTATCTTCTGCTATAGATGCTTTACGATACTCACTAATAAGTTTTTTAAAGGCGCCTAAAGCTTTTCTAGCACGTCCATGTGCAGCTTTTGATTTACCTCCATGTTCTACTGTAAATGTTTCGTAGATATTATCTAATTGCTCTTTTAATTCTTGTGTATTCATTTTTATAAATTTTATTAATTAATAACTTTTTATTTTAAACCTGCTAATTTAGCAAATCTAGCTAAAGATTCATCTAAATTTTCTTTTGATTCTTCTGCTATTGCTTCTTCATTAGTAGAAGAAACAACATGGGCTCTAGTATAATAAGTAATTGTGTTTCCAATTTGATCCATTAATTTTTCATCTCCCATACCTTCAGCTTTTTCTTGTGCTTTTGTTAACAAACCTAAAATTGCTGCTGTGTCTGCAGATTCACCTGGGATTTCAGATTTAACTTCAATATCTGATTCTTTAGATACATCATCAACATCAATTTCATCTTCTACATCTACATTTATATCTTCTTCATTTTCAACATCAACATTAACATCGTCTTCAACAGCTTCATCTACTTTATCTTCGTAGTATTTATCTCCTTCATTAACATCATCCTTAAAATCTTTTTTAAGTTTAGCTAATTTTTCTTCATTGTCTTTAATATCTTTTTCAAGATCTTTAATATGGTCTCTATCATCACGGATAGCACCTTCCATACGTTTTTGTTCTTCTTTATTACCTTTTTTAGAATCTTCAGCTTCAGCTAGAAACTGGGATTTGATAATTTCTTTTAATTCCGATTTTTTCATTTTATTGTTATTTAGTTGGGGTTTATTTATAAATATATTAAGATTTTTTCTGATACGTTCCTTTTTGATATTTTGCGGTTTTTGTGTTACTTACAAATTGTTTTCCTTTTTTACTACCACGTACTTTTTTAGCAACTGTAGCCTTTCTTTCAGCTTTTGATAAAGATTGTGCTTTCTTTTTAGGTAAACACCTTGTGGTTGCCTTACCTTTTTTCATAGTACCACAATCACCTGCTATATTACCAGATGTATTAATTCGCACCCAGTTTTCTTTTTTAAACCAGTCACGTAGTGATTCTTTTACTATTTCATATACTCTTTCTTCTGTTATCATGCTACTGCTCCTGCTATATCTTTAATTAATGTTGATAGGTCTTTACCTTTTAAAGCTGCCTTTAAACCACTAATAGTTCCAGATGCAATATTACCTTTTGATAAACTTTGTACTGCTCCACTACCAGCTTTAACACCTAAACTTAAAATTAATAAAGCATATAAACCATCAGTTACTAATTTTAATGTTTTTGGGTCTTTAGTAAATAATGAAACTACACGTTTAATTGGACCTTTAAAATCTTGTTCTAATTTATGAGTGAATTTTTCTATTTTTTTAGCTGCTTCTTCACCTTTGCCAAAATTATATTTTTTAAATATTTTACCTGAAAATTTAGCTAAAATATTAATTAATGTTGTGCTAGCTAATACTGTAGATAAAATTGTTACAGGATCAACTATTTCTTTTAATTCATCTTTTTTATCTTCTAAGGTATCTTTTATTTCATCAGCTAAAGCATCACCTAAACTATCCATTTCATTTTCATAGATAGGTTTAGAAAAAAATTCTTGTATTAATTTTAAATCTTTCATACTATCCTTTCATCTGGCCTTTACATACTTTAACAGCACGACCATTTAAATAAGCAGATGATTTTTCACCCGCTGCCATTCTCTTCTTTCTATATGCTTTACCTTTAGCACAAAGATCTTCATTTAAATTTTTTCCTAATTCAATAGTTTCTTTAATATCTTTAATAGCTTCTTTTAAACTACCTAATTCATCAATTGCTCTAGTAAGATCTCGTTTTGCTTCATCTTCACTAACACCTCTATATTTAGCTATACTTTTAATAGCACGCATAGCAATTCTTTTTTCTTCTTTAGAGGCACTTTCTTTCATAAAACCCTTAACTACTGGTCTTGGGTTAGCAACATCCATCATTTTTTGTAAGAAAAGAACTCTTTTATCAATAGCACCTTTCATTAATTCTAAAGTTTCAATATCAAATTCATCATTTACTGTAGCTAAAAACTCACTAGCTTCCATTCCTTCAGCTATTGCTTGATTATAAGTCATTTCTTTTCTACCTGATAATTTAGCAATTGCAGCATCAATACTATTTAATTTATTGCCATATTCATCAGCAATTGGCCCACCTTCTGGTTCGGCTTCTTGCTCCATATCGCGCATTAATTGAGCTCTTTCTTTTTTGAGGAAAGCTAATTTTTTAGCGTTTTTATCATTACCATAAGCAACTTTAACAGCATCGCCATATTCTTTACCAAAATCTGATTTAGATAATTCTCTTTCTGTTCTATCTTTAGCAGCTCTCATTTTTACAAGAATTGGATCATTAATATCCATCTCATTAACTGATTTATATAATGAAAGTAATCTTTTAAGTTCATTTTGAACTAACATTTCAGTCTCATTATCGAGAGGCATACCGTTAGCTTCACCACTGTCTAAAATTTCTTCAGCATCCTTAATTTGTTTCATGATACCTGCTTTACTCATTCCCTCTTTAATTGGGAAATCGGCTACATCAAACTCAAATTTTATTTTCGGGTAATAATATCTTTCACCTGGGTCTTCTTCATAATAGTTAGAATCTGAAGTTACTTCAAATCCATTACTTTCAACCCATTTTAAAGCTTTATTCCAATCATCATCAGGTAATTCATATGATCTAAATGAAATAGATCCATATCCTTTATCTTTTAAGGGATCTGAATCTGGTCTATCACCACTATACATCCCCATACTAACATAAGGACTATATTTTGCTAAGATTTTTTTTATATCAATAGTTAAATCTTTAGCTTTACTATCATATTCACCATACTCATCAATTTTTCCTTCTGATAAATAACGGTTTCTATTCCATTTTGTGATGTTGAAATTATCCATTAGTTTTATTTATAAATATATAAAAATACGTTATCTTTTAAGACTATTTAAATATTCAATAGTTTTGTCTAATCCCTCTAAAACTTTTTCTTTATCAGGAGCACCTACCCATTTTTCAACATCTCCTTGTTCTGTTATAAATCCATTATTAGTTAATGCTAATTCAGCTTCTATAAATAATTTAAAATCTTTAATAAATCCTTCAAGATCTGAGTTGATGATTTTATTTTCGTAAATTTCATATAATCCTGCTGTTCGAAGTTGATGTTCAAACTCTACAACACAATTAAAACATTTCTTATGAATTTTATAATAAGGAGTATCAAAATCAGTTGACATTTTTGACCCACAAGAGGGACAAAAAATAGGCATTCTATGTGCTTTTTTAGCTTTATCTAATTTTGTAATATTTTGTTTAATGCCATTTTTAATAGTCCATTTTCTCCCATCAATTTCCCATATATCCCCTTCTTCGTGATGGGTTTGTTCTTTAGAATAACCTACACTAGTACCTACTTTATTTCCTTCTTTTCCTGAAATAAGATTACGCATTCTGTTAACATCTTTTTCAGTAAATTGTTTATTTAAACCTTGTACTTTACTCATAAAACTATAATTTTTGTAATTCTAATATTATTGTAGATATACCTTCTGTGGTGATTTTACCATCAGCATGTAATATTTTAATATCATTAATTAATTTATCTATATTTACCAATTTAGGAGTATCTCCTAAATATGGTTTTTTACTACTTTCACTTCTTACTCTAGGAGAACCACCTTTATAACCTCCTGCTAATGTGTTTAATTTACTCATAATCCTAATGCTTTTAATTGTTTAATAGTATCATTAGCATTTTTATGTAAAATACCTACTCCACCAGCTTCTTTCCATTGTTCTATATTTGATTCTCTATCATCAATTAATATATGGTTAGGTTCAGCATAGTTTTTTTTATTATAAGCTTGAGCTAAATGAAGTTTAATACCTGGTAGATTATTTCTAACCCATAATCTTTTCCCTAATCTTGAAGTTTCTGATCTTGAGGGGGAAGATAATAATTCTACATCATAGTTTTTAATATAATCCCAATATTGTTTTCCATCTTCCATCCAAGGCATTCCTACCCAAAACCCAACTTTACCTTCTCCATCAATTAATTTCCAAAATCCATCTTTGCCGAATTTTTTTTCATATTCTCTAGGAGGTATTCCTTTTGAATATTTTTCAAATGATCTGTCAAAATCAGTTAACACACCATCCATGTCTGAGTATATTTTATATTTCATAGGTTGTGAAGATACAATTTCTTCTTCGGGTAACAAAACTCCTTCGGCAATTTCTCTAGCAAATTGGTTTAATCCAAAAGGATCTTTACCTAATTTTTTATTAAAACCATGTTTATGTTTATAAGGTTTAGATTCATTTACTGGGGTATTATTATGATTGCATTTATGACATATAAATAAATCATTACCTCCTTCTGCTATTTTCCAACTCCAACCACAATTATCACATTCGATTTTTTCCCCAACAATTTCTTCATTTAAACTATCAGTCCAATTTCTAAATGTCATTGTGCCTTTTAGATTTGCTTCTGCTTCAATGTTATTTAAATGGTCATCTTCTTGGGTATTTGTAGTTTGAATATTACCTAATCTTCCTTCTATGTTTTGTATGTGGTGAATCATTTCATGAGCGTAACTACGCGCTATATCTTTAGGATGCCTACCTTCCGTATATAATACTATGGTTTGAGTATTTGGATTATAATACGCTGTTTTACCAAAAAAATCACTTGCATTATTATTATCACCATTAATAAATTCTAATTTAGGTAAAGGAGATATATTCATTCCTTTATCTAACATATGTTGAGTTAGTTGGGCTAATTTTTCTATTAAATTAATATCTTTTGTGTATGAAGCATTTTCAGTAATTTGAGCTTTAGGTAGGTTTTTCATAGCCCAATTTAAATAAACTTGTTTAATTTTTTTAATTTCACCAGGTGTTAATTCTTCTAATCTTTCATCTAAAAAATCATCAATAGCTTGGTTTAACGTTATTTTTTTTGTTTTGGATTTTTTGTATAAACCTTGAACAAAAGCAGGAATTTCATAGTCTAAAGTAAGATAATCAAATAATTTTAAATCATCACTTCCCGCAGGATTAACACCTTTATTAAAATTAAATTGACCAATATGTTCTAACTCATGTCTTAAAGCATCTTTAATTTCAGCGTTTAAATCATTATAGGAGTCTGGAAATGAATCAGGTTGGTATGTTATTATTAGTTCTAAAGAATCTTCATCTGCTGCTGCATTTACTATAAAAGGAATAGGTCCTAACTCATCAAAGCTACTTGGAATAAATTTAAGCTCTAAATCATAATAAATATCTTCTAATTGACCCTCAAATTCTTCAATAAATTTATTACCTAAATTGGGTTTAAATAAATTCATTATAAAACGGGATTGCATTAAAACTTCTTGATCATATCTGCCTTCTTGAAGTGCTATAACAGGAGTAGATGTTTTGAAATCTTTCTTACGCATTACTGTTTTAGCATACATTTCAATATCATCATCAGTTACATTTATAGCGAATGGTATATTTATGTTATTATTAAAATCTTTAACAACAGCATTAAAATCATCATCTATTTTAGATAAAGGTTTTCCATGTTTTTTATATAAACGTTTAAACATACCTATAAGTTCAGCTGTAGTTATTGGTTTTTTATTTCGTTTATCATTTACTCTATCTAAAAAATGCCTTGTAAACTCAATATCAATTCCTAATTTATTAAATAATCCATCAGCATATTTTTCAATTGAATCTAATTGTGGTTTAGTTATTTCTTCTTTAATTACAGGTCTTAAAATATTAAATACTTCTTCTTTTTCTTTATTATTTAATTCATCTGGAAGAAATGGGGATAGTTTAGATGAAGATATTTTAGATGCTTTTCTGGCATTAGTACCACTCATGCCTTTATCAGGAGTTGTTTGTACTTTTACTTCCATATTAGAATAAGCTTGTTCTATATTTTTTGTTCTATTAGTGATATCATCTAAATCATCTTGTCTACCCTCTCTACCACCAATAATAAAATATACTTTATCATCTGGGTTATTTTTACCTAAACGTATAATATCTCCAATTGGTAGTTTAGATGGTTCTATTTTTACTTTCATTGGAAGATATTTTTTAAATATATCCCAAATTAAAAGTGATTCAGTTTGACTAATACCATCACGTTCTTTACCCCCAACATAAATAATAAACTCATCTATTTCAGGGTGTGCATCTAAAGCTTTTTTAACTACTTCTAAATGGCCTTTTGTTGGTGGTTTAAACCCACCCCCATATGCTGCAATTGTTTTACCCATTAATAAATGCTTTTAATTTTGATTGGGCTTCTTCAGCTGATACAGAATTGTCAATAACATTTTTAACACCATCATCTGCTAATAATGCTTTAATTTGGGCATTAACTTCAGCTTTTCTTTTATCAGATCTGGCTTGTGCTTTAGCATCTTTTGGTTTAGTACCTTGAGGTTTAAAAGGTGTTAAATATTTATCAACTATATCTTCTAAATTATCTAATTTTTCATCTTTTAGTAAATTAGATACAGATACAAAATTACTACCAAATGCATTTTTATATATATCATAATTTTGAGTTACATCATTCCATGTACGCATTACAATTGCAGGTGCTAAACTTCTATCTTCACCCCCTGATTTATCAAATCTATCTTGGTTTTGTTTTAATGAGCGTTCTAAGTCTGTGTAAACATAAAGCATAAATACTTCATACCCTGCATTTTCTAATTCATCTTTCAATTTAAGAGTAGCACGGCTAGATGCTCCTGTTCCGTCTAATATAAATGATTCTCTGTTAGCAATTGCTTTAGGTAAATCTTCATCCTTTAATTTTGAAGCTGCTTGTCTCATTAATTTAGAAGCTTCACTTCTTTCTTGAGGGGTTGCATTTTTTAAATCTAAGCTAACTCCTGCTTTTTTTAATAAAGGTACAAAATCTAAATCTAAATTATAAGTAGTTAAACCTGATAGATCTAAACCACGCAATATATAACCTTTACCGGCTCCTGGGGCACCTGCTAATATAATTGCCTTTGGTTTAGCAACCGCTTCTTTTAATAATTGAACTAATGAAATCATAAATTGAGTATTTTGTTATAAATATCACAATTTCCTTTTAACTTGCGTTCTGAATTCAGTAAATATAGGTTTATGTTTAGGATTTTCTAAATCAAATAAAGTTTTAACAGTATTAAAAATAGAAATATTTTCTTCTTGTGTGCGAGAAGATTCATATATTTCCCAATTTTTTCCTTTTAAACGTTTACCTGTTTTATCTGCTCCTCTAGATTTTGACTTCAACCATAAAATACCTACTCTATCAGCTGTTTTACCATAACATTCCTCATAACATTTAGCATAAACTGCTCCTTGTAAATCATAGGTAGTTTGTAAATGGTTTGATGTTTTAAAATCAATAACCCATAATTCTTTTTTTCCATTAATCTCCATTTCACAAACCATATCACAAGTACCTGCTACTTTTAATTCATCTGAAAATAAATGTACTTCGGTTTCAATTAATGTTGGGTTATATTCTTCCCAAAAGTCAACAAAACGTAAAAACATTTGCCATACGTCAGGGTTATACATAGGTTGATCATTGATTAAAAAATTTAATTCTTTTCCATTGAGAAAATCTTCAATCATTTCATGTACTTGTGTACCTTCTTCACCTGCTTTTCTTACAATATACTCAGCAGAATATCCTACTTTCTTTAGCCAATCTTCAAAAAATTTACCTTTAGGATATGTTCCTAAAACATAAGTAATTGAAGGATAATAATCTCCATTACGTCTATAATAACGAGAATCCGGAAGAGTTATTTGTTTTGAATCTTCTGATATTTTTAATATTCTGTTATAAGACTTTTTAATTTTCTTTTTGCTCATATTAATGATAACTTTTTCTCCATTAAGGCGTATTGTGTAAGTGGAGTTGATTTTTGTATAAGGTTTGTAAAATGGTTAAATCCCATTTCACTAGGGTCTTTCCCTTCAAGTTCAACCAAATGAACTTCCTTGCCTTCATTTATAAATTTTTCTGCGAATTTTATTGATTTTTTTAAAGCATCATTATCTAATGCTATATAAATTTTTTCAACTGTTGATGTTACTATTTTTTTCATTAAATTAGATTGGATATTATTTCCTAATAATGGAATTGCATTTCTTTTAATTGCAATAGCATCAAAAGGACCTTCACATAATACTAGTGGGAGTTTCCAATTAATAAATAATTCAAAGGGTATAATATCTCTTGAGGTTTCGGGATTACGATATTTAATATATGGTTCTTTTTCAAAAGATCTTCCTGTAAAATAATTTAATTGACCTTTTTCATCGTATGATGGAATAATAACCATGTTTTGATATCTACCAGATGTACAATACCCTAAATTATATTTAAGAATATCATCTTGGCTAATACCTCTATTTGTTAAATAAGCTAAAGCCCTTCTTCCTTCAATGTCTGAGGAGGTTATATCTGAAAAATATTTTAATTCTTCAGGTAATTTTAATAATTTAAATGTATTTTGAGTTTTATATTCTTTTTCATTTCCAATTAATTTATATAATTCATTAAATTTTTCTGGTGAGGTTTTAACTTGTTTAAATAAAGAAGAAATGCGTGTACCTTTTTTGTTACAAACCCAACAATGCCAAGGATTAAATCCTTTTTTATTTTCTGAAAAATTAATTTCTAATTTTGGTTTATGGTGGTTGCAATACGGGCAATTATGGGCTTGATTGCCCCTAGCTGTTCGTTTACCCGCTCCTAATACGGAATTTACCAAATTAACTAATAGTTCATTTATCATGTTATATAATATACAAACCTAAAATTGCTAATCAACGCTATGGTTTAATCAAAGTCTTTACTATAAAATTTACCCAAAATGTTATCATTCCAATAATCTTCAGGATTTTCTAGTACTTGATATACAAATAAATATTTACACTCATAATATGTTAATAATTTTTTTGAATTAGTAACTATAAGTATTTGCTTATCCCAATTTTCTTCTTTTTCATCTTTAATTAATTCTAACATATTTTTATTTGAACCCCAATAAGTTTTCCAATCAGATTCTTTAATAGCTAGTTTGTAAGATGGTCTTCTACCAACAACACCTTCATATTGTAGTAAATCTTTTTTACCTAACTTAACCTTTCTAGTAAAATATAGAATTTTTTTACCTATATAAGATTTACCTGTTGGTAAATGGGTTATCTTGTAAACAAACCCATAAGAATCATCTGGAAAATCACTTATTTCTGTAATTTCCTGGTTTTGGTATATCCAATTTATCATACGTCGAAATTTACTATTATAGTAGTATCAGTATACTGAGATATAGGTGTTGGGAATGATAATTTACCTACAGCTACTAATTGTTTTGCTTCATTATATAATCCAACACTAGTTATATAAGGGGTGAAGAAGGATCCTGTTGTAAAGGGATAATAACTATCATTTATAGCTCCAGATACAGATGATGTTAATAATGTAGGATTTAATGAATTACCAAATTCATTTTCTAATATAGTACATTTATATTGTTGTTCATATATAGTTAATGAAGAGGAAAATGATATTTTAGTTTTTTGTAAATTGTTAGGATTAGCATTTACATTATTGCCTATATTTTCTAACCGTTCATCAAAACTACCTGTTGTTAATACTATGGTACCATGAGAGTAAAATATTTGCCCTACTATTACATTATCTGATCCACTTATAATATTACCCTCACCATCATCCTTTAAAAAAGAGCCCTCTGGTGTAAACCCACCACCACTTCCGGTGTATGAAAATTCAAAAGTAGTAGGGATTATCTTTTCACCATATAGTTTGGTTGGTATTGATATAGTTGTAATAGTGCCCCCACTATGTGTAGGAAAATATCTATTTTGTTCTAATGATGATTGTAAATAATTATCAAATCTAGGAGAATTAATAGGACCATAATAATAATCATCTTCTCTTGTAACCCCAGGAAGTACACTAGCTGTTACTAACACATCTCCTGTGCTTTGAGTTAAAAAGTTTGAATAATATAATTGTTTTGCACTATTATAAATAGAATTGAATGAAGATGAATATACAAATCCCTGTTGGATGTTGAAAGAAGAATCGTACGGTACATTTCTACCACCATAAAT